GAAACGCCTCCTCGACCATTTGCTCACGCTCTTCCATTGCTTGTTGCCACTCGCAGTTATCGTCCATCATTGCTCCTCTGCTCACGGCAAAATCGCCGCAATCGAGATGTTAGATAAATCGAACACCCGAGTCAAGTGCAAAAGTTAACCCTGGGTTAACGTTAACTGTAGCAACAGTAGCAGTAGCAACGACGGTTATCCGATTTTTTACCGGTTTTTGTCCGGAATTTTGCCGAAAACAATACGAAGGTAGGGGCGAACACGGGGCGAACATGAGGGGCGAACACCGTACACCCCCATGAAGTTAACCCAGCGCTAATTTAACTTGCGTGGATTATGGTGTTCGAGTAATCTAACGGCATGGATACCAAACAAATGATCAAAGCACTGGGCGGCACGAGGGCTGTAGCCCGTTATCTGAACGTAGCTCCGAGCACTGTCCACCACTACATAAAGACGAACAAGATCCCGTTGCACCGGCTGGTTGTGCTGATGCCGAGGCTGCAGGGAAAAGGCTTGACATGGCCGCTTATGCGGTCATAATTCTTCGGGCATGGCTAGGTTAGCTACCGAAAAGCGGATTCATCACCCGCCTGCCAACGCCCAAGCTTAGTGATGAGGAACCTTGATGGGGTTACACAAATGCGTTTCTATCCTTTCCATGTGGGGGACTATCAAGCCCACACTAGCCACCTCACAGACGTTGAGGATCTGGCTTACCGGCGAATGCTGGATCTTTACTACCTCGGCGAAACTCCGCTACCTAATGATCCGCAGTGGATCGCTAGGCGTATCCGCATGCCTGCAGCAGCGCAAGAAGTGCAGCAAGTGCTTAATGAATACTTCACGATCTCTGAGGACGGTTTTCGTCGCAACAAGCGATGCGACTTAGAGATTTCTTCCTACCAACGCATGAAAACTGGCGGAGCTAAAGGGGCTGCTAAAAGGTGGCCTAAAGACAAGGGTTCTGGGGGAGAGAATGGGGAGGGTAATGGGGAGGGTATACAAGGGGGCAATGAGGGGGTTACTCTACCCCCATTAGCAACCAAGAACCATGAACCAGGAACCAATAAAAATACAGAAGGAGTGCTTGCAAGCAAGCCCATCGATGTATCGGATTTGCTTTGGAAGTCCTATCTGCTTGTCCGCAAGGCTAAGAACCTTCCCTTTACTCAGCTTGCTTTTGAAGCCTTAGAGCGCGAAGCGAAGAAAGCCAACCTTACGATTCCTCAAGTGCTTACGCTTTGCTGCGAACAGGGCTGGGCTGGGTTTAAGGCTGAATGGCTCGAGGAAGAAAAGAAGAAACAGGGCGCTCCTAAAATCGATCCATTTGCAGGTGCTTTATGAACGGGCACCAGTTTGTGATTACTTGCCAGCTAAACAGGACCGCGCCTCGCGCTGTGTTTGTGGACTTTTCCGGCCAGCCCGACCCGACCCTTCCCTACCCGGTCGTGGTCGCACAAAAGGGTGACCGGGATTACCGATGGGCTCGAGGCCTGAGGGTCTATGTCCAAGGAATCGATTCTGAGGCCGTTTTTGAGGCCGTAGAGGCGTTAAAACGATTCGGCCCTGCCCGAATCATTGCCACCTATGAACAAACGTCCCCAGCGCTTATTTGGGACTCGGAGATTGACACATGAACACCATCGACAACACCATCGACTTTGAGATCTGGTATGAGCAGATGGAGGCCGCGGTTGCGGTAGTGCCTGCTAAAAGCATTATTTCGCAAGCCATCGAGCTTTTGAAGGTCTCCCAGGCTACGCCAGTCACGATGCCCTGGGCAAAGCTTAACGACCGTTTTGCCTATCGCGATTCCGAAGTGACGGTTTATGCAGGCAACAACGGATCGGGCAAGTCACTCATTACCGGCATGATCGCGCTGAACCTAATCGCCCAGGGCCGCAAGTCGCTGATAGCAAGCTTCGAGATGAAGCCGGTCACCACTTTGCAGCGTATGGTTCGCCAATTCTCGAACACCCGATTCCCTACGGTCGAGGACTACGAGCGCTTCGGACAGTGGGTCGGCGACAAGCTTTGGTTCTATGACCGTCAGGGCTCGGCTAATCGGAAGCAGGTTATCGGGGTCGGTCATTACGCCTCGACCAACTTGAAGATCAAAGACTACTTTATCGACAGCCTGATGAAGTGCGTGGCCGGTGAAGACGATTTCAACGCCCAGAAGGATTTTGTGTCGGACTGTACCAATCTCGCTCGAGATACCGGCATGCACGTCCACCTTGTTCACCACATACGCAAGGGGCAGAGTGACGAACAGATGCCGCAGAAAGTCGACCTCAAAGGCTCGGGCTCGATCGCCGATCAAGTCGATAACGTCTGGATGGTCTGGCGTAACAAAAAGAAAGAGCGCTTGATTGAATCTGGCCAAGTCGTTGAAATGGATGAGCCCGATGCCATGCTCTCTTGCGAGAAGCAGCGAAACGGCGAAGGCGAACCAAGACTAAGGCTTTGGTATCACGCTCAATCACAACAATTTACGGAGGTCGCTGGTGCAAACCCCTATCGATTCAACCCCGACTTTTGAAGTCACGCTGCCCTGGCCGCCGACCGTGAACACTTACTGGAGGCACGCATTTAAGGGTGGCGTAGCGATGATTTATATCTCAAAAGATGGACAGGCTTATAGGACCGCGGTAATGGGATTGATCGCGACCAAGAAGAAGATCCACACGGGTCGATTGCGCGTCGAGATTGAAGCTTATCCACCTGACAAACGCAAACGAGACCTGGACAACATTCTCAAGAGTCTTCTTGACTCGCTGACTTACGCAGGCATTTGGGAAGACGACAGCCAAATTGACGACCTACGAATCTATCGAACGACCGTCGGAGGGATGGTGAAAGTGAGAGTTTATGAACGAAATCAATCCGCATGAAGCGGTCGACTTCATATTCAAGCATGCGCAAACATTTGCAATAGCAAAAGCCAAGAGGGTTTACCTCGAGGAGTTTCGCAAGAGTAAGAAAGCGATTTTGATGCAGCATAGCCAGGAGTCGGCTGTTAACGCTCAGGAGCGTGATGCCTATTCGCATCCGGAATATCTGCAATTGCTCGAGGCTTTGCGTGGCGCTGTTGAGATCGAGGAACGGTTGAGGTGGGAGCTAATTTCTGCCCAGGCCAGGATCGACGTCTGGCGCACTCAGCAGGCCAACATGCGCCAAGAGCACAGGGCAACGGTATGACATTCGAGCAAGCCTGGGCCGCTTACGCAAAGCTTTACGGGCTCAATCCAAACATTAAAGGGACCATTTACCTTGCATTCAAAGCAGGATGGGAAGCTAACAACAGACAGGAGAATGATGTATGGAAAACACAGACGAACGATCAAGCGTGAAGTGCAAGACTCATCCCGACGCACCGCACGGATTTATGCGTGACGCATCACATAGTGCAGGTAGATATGTGTGTGAGTGCGAGAGTTGGGAACCCCCTAATCGTGAATGGGTTGGGCTGACTGATGAGGAAAGCGTTTCTTTGCTAGTGAAAGCCAACAAACCGAAAAGGGGTCAACAATTCACTACCGCTCCAGAAATGGCTGCTGAGTTTGGTCGGCTGGTGAGTGAGCTTTTGAAAGAGAGGAACACATGACACCAGACGACATTATCGAGATGGCGAAAGAGGCTAAATTGCCGTACGAGTACGACACCGAGCGCGTGGTGTATCTGACAGAACTTGAACGCTTTGCCGCCCTTGTTGCCGCAGCCGAGCGTGAGAAAGTCGCCGCATGGATGATGGCCAAGGGCTACGCCACGGGACACGGAGACTCCACGGAAGATTTGCTGACAGAACTTGATTGGCAGATTCGTGAGCAAGAGCGTAAGGCGTGTGCGAAGGTACAAGAGTTCGTGTGTAGCACTGGCTTTTGCCGCTTTACCCTCACACAGACCGATGTTGGAATAGGAGATGCACAAGCAATCAGAGCAAGGGGTGAGCAATGACACCTTTAGTTCGCAAAGCCGTCAAGTTTGCGCCGGAACCAGAAACAGCACTTTGGTTTGATGTTGGTCAAATGGAAGCCACGCAAGCCAGAAAGGTTCCTGCCGAGTTTTTGATGCATCTGCCATCAAAACGCACAGGCATCGTTGGTTTGGATACGCAAGGCAAAGACTTTGCAATGTGGCTTTTGCAGGGCGATGGATCAGTCACTGTTGGTGGCTGTTCGATGTGGCACGGCGGGAAATACTTTCCACCGTTCGCATACATGCTGGACGGTAATGGGTTCAAGATTTACCGCAAAGGCGAAGAGATTACATTGGAGGACATCAAGCCAGTGCATCGCATGGTCCTTGCCGTGATGATTAAGTTGGCTATGAAGACCGAAGGGTACAGACCAACGCCACGGCGAACTTTCATAAATCAGAAAAGGCAGTCCAAAGGCAAGCCTGCATTGACATTTGATTGGCATACCGTGATGGTAGAGCCGCCAAAACAAAAAAATGACCCACAAGGTGGAACACACGCAACGCCACGCCGACATCAGGTTCGTGGACATTGGCGCACCTATAAATCAGGAAAGCGGGGGTGGGTAAGCGAATGCTGGAAGGGAGACGCAAGCAAAGGGGTGGTTTTCAAAGACTATCAAATAAAGGAGAAGAACACATGACACGAGACAACATCAGAGCAAGAGGTGAGCAATGACCAAGAATCTAAAGGTAGTTTTTGCGCCAGGGTGCTTTGATGACTTTGAAGGAACCCAAGAAGAGCTTGACGAACTGGTCGCTGAAATTAAGAGCATGGCTGAGCGCGGGGAGCTTGAGGAAAACTCCAAACAACTAAGCGAAGAAGAGGAGTTGGAAATTCTTCGCATGCTTTCCGAAAGGGGTCGTCGCCAATGAAGGACTATATAGCCGGTCAGGCTACATGGCGAGACCCCGAGCAAGAGATTCCCCCGCTTGGGACAAGGATGTTGTTGTTAAATCCCGGTGGTGTATGCGTGCTTGGAATGTGGACGCCTCGCTTTATTGCCTGGGCGCCCTTGCCAAAAATACCTGAAACGATCAAAGCAAAATTACTGGAGAAACGAGATGAGAACATGGGCAAACACCCCTGAGATGCGGGATGCGTTCCGCGACTGGTACGAGAAGACGCCAACCAAGGATCAATCCTTGGCTAACTGCTGGCAGGCCGCCTGGAACGCCGCCAAGACCAAACCTAAGCCGCGAAAGCAGCGGGATTTGTTTGGCGTGTCATCACTGGCTTTTGCACGCAATACGGACCCGGACACGAGCCAGGATGCAGCCAAGTCGTTTGACCCGACTTTCCTCGAGTCAGAGGTCCTGAAAGCTATTCAAGCGTTTGGTGTCGAAGGTTGCATTACTGATCAAATCGTTTCGGTGTTCTCAAACAGGGACTCCAGAACCATTACGCCGCGCTTTGCGCCGCTTATGCGCAAGGGTTGGATAGAAGATACCGGCGAACGAAGAAGAGGCCTTAGCGGCCGTCCTCAGCGCGTTATGAGAGCCATTCGGTGACCAAGGAAGAGAAGCGCTGGCTTAACGACTTGGCCGAGATCGGTTGCATCTTATGCGCTCATCTTGGCACTCCGGGAACGCCTGCAGAGATCCATCACCCCCGGTCGGGCGTCGGTATGGGTAGAAAGGCTGGACACTCCGAGGCGATCCCCTTGTGCCCTGAACACCATAGGGGGAAGACTGGCGTACATGGTTTGGGTACAAAGGGATTTCCTAAGCACTACGGGATCACTGAGCAGGAATTACAGTACCAAACGGCGCTTTTGGTCGACGCTCTTCGGGCTCAGCGTACCGTTCGTCGGGTGGATGCAGATAAACAGCCAACGGGATAAATATCCATGCTGTAATTCGTTTACAGCAATTTTGCTGTGAGAAACAGGAGAAACGAAATGGAACTTGGAAAGCAAACCGGCAGCGTCTTCAACCATCTCTTCAGCCGCATGACTATCGGTGAGCCTGCTCCCGAAGTCGGTATGCCTGCAACCATGCTTTTATGGACTGACCGCGATGCTGGAACCGTTGTTGAGGTCAACATGGCAAAGCGCTATATCGTCGTGCAAGAAGACAAAGCGATTGTCATCTCTAATCGTGGTCTTGGTGCTACAGAGTACCGCTACGAAGCTGATCCCGAGGGAAGCCGATACTATTTCCGCAAGGGCAAGAACGGCCGCTGGGCAAATGTTTACATCAACCCTGAGACCAAGCGGTTTGTGAAGGACGGTTCGCGTGGTTTGCGCCTCGGCCATCGCGAGAAGTATGTCGATCCGAGTTTTTGATGCACTACTGCGATTATCTGGCAGCCCTGCTCGTGCAGGGCCTTGAGAAGGAGGCCCAGGCTGTTATCGATAGCTGGGCTGTTGATTTCGACCTAAACCCCGATGGGTCCTATCGGTCGTCCAAGAAAACGATACGGGTCGTCGGCAAGAACCGCATCAAGTACAAAGTCACGATCGAGGTCGACAATGGATGATCAACCAAGAACCGTGAAACCGATTGCTTTATTACCAGCGAAAGGATGAGTTATGGAGCTAAATCCGCGCCAACAAAAATACCTGGATTACCTTAAGCGACGAGAGAAACCTGTGACCCTGCAGGACATGTCGGACAAGTTTAACCTTACAAGAAAAGCAATCGACGTAGAGATGAAAGGATTGCTTGCCGCCGGTCTGGTAACCAGAAAAAAAGTGTTGCAGAAACGCTCGATTTCAACAAGGAACGGCTGGGCGTTTGCTTATGAAGCAGTGCAGAAGAACTTAAAGCCAAGCAAAAGGGCTGAAGTAAAGATTTCCTATAACAATCCATTCAATTTAGGAGTAACGACATGAGCTACGACAATTACGAATTACCCGCCAGCATGGAACTCGAGCCCCTCACGAGGCTCACCAAGGACCTGAAGGTTGCGGCCATTACGCTTTCAGACGACGAGGCTCGGTTCTTGGTTGACTACTACTACATCACCCAGGAGGACCGGAAGCGCTCGAATAGTCAGGTCCGGGCGCTTAAAGAGACTGAGGAGCCCAATGCCGTGATCAACTGGCTTGCGGACCAAACGACAGGCCTGGAGATCGAGATCAAGAAGGCGCTGGACATCTACACCCATCACCACGTTATGGGCTCCTGGATGAGGCAAATCTACGGCATTGGCCCGGTCATCAGCGCAGGCTTGCTTGCTCACATTGACATCACCAAGGCACCGACCGTTGGCCATATCTGGCGGTACGCAGGGCTTGATCCGACAAGCAGATGGGTTGGTAAAAAGGGCGCAGAAGATTTTGTGGCGCAGTACGGTATTGACTTCGAGCGTGCATCAGAAGAGATTGGCATGAGCGTGGAAACCATCCGCCGCATGTCAACCACGGAGTCCGGCAAAGTGACAAAGAAAAGCTTTGAAGATGCCTTGAAGCGCCGCCCATGGAACGCCAGCTTAAAGACTTTATGCTGGAAGACCGGCCAAAGTTTTATGAAGTTCAGCAACAAAGAAGAGTGCTATTATGGGCATGTCTACAAGGACAGGAAAGCTTACGAGATTGCACGCAACGAGCGGGGCGACAACAAAGACTTGGCCGCTTCGTTGCTGCCCAAGTTTAAGAAAACTACGGACGCTTATGGGTACTTGTCAGAGGGCATCCTGCCACCAGCACAGATCGACGCAAGAGCAAGGCGGTATGCAGTGAAGCTTTTTTTAAGCCACCTGCATGGTGCGTGGTATGAGAAACATTTCGGCACCAAGCCACCATTACCGTATCCGATCGCGCATCTAAACCACGCGCACTTTATCCAGTCGCCAGTTTAACCACAGCAAATGAGAGAACCACGCTGCTGAAGTGAGTCAAGTCGCGTGAGAGAACCATGAAATCCGAATGAGTCAAGTTAGTAAAGAGAACCAAAGCGTGCGAACGAGTCATCAAAACTGAGAGAGCCACGCCCATCGAACGAGTCAGTAGCGCTTAGAGCACCGCAAAAAGGGAACGAACCATATTGAGCAAGAGAACCACGTTCAAGGAGTGAATCAAAAACCAGGGGGAGCATCAAGAAGTCCCCGAGAGAGCACCAGATGTAGAAAATGAGTCATCGATGACAAGAGAACCAAAAAGTTGGAACGAGTCAACGCATAAGAGAGGTCCATATACCGTGAACGAGTCAAAGTAAGAGAGAGATCCAGCCTAGCCGAACGAGTCAGATTCCCAGAGAGGTCCATGCCTTGAGAACGAGTCAAAAAGGGCGAGAGAACCAGCCTTCAAAAACGAACCATGTGATGGAATAGCACCATGCTGTAGCAGTGAGTCAAGGATCTAGATAGCACCATAGTCCTCGAACGAGTCAAAAAAACCGAGAGAACCATCTTCTAGGAACGAGTCATCAAGACTAAGAGAGCCACGGCGCAGGAACGAGTCAATAAGTTCGAGAGAACCAGATTCATCGAACGACCCACGACCAATAAGAGAACCAGCGATCTGGAGTGAATCAAGTAGTGAGAGAAAACCATAGTTCGCGAATGAGCCCCGTGGGCTAAGAGCACCACATCGAGCAAGCGAATCAGAAGCTAAGAGAGATCCATTTCAAAAGAATGAGTCAAGATGGTAGATAGAACCATAGCAGCCGAACGAACCACTATTAAGGATTAAAAAGTGCCTTGGTCTTCACCAGCAGGAAAAGACTTCATTGTCGAATTTGTAAATCAGATAAATCCGTCTACAGTTGTAGACATCGGTCCTGGGGCGGGTGCTTATTCAAAGCTTTTACGAAAACCCGATCAGTATTGGACCTGCGTTGAGATTTGGGCTCCTTATGTAGAGCGATACAAACTGCATGAGCTTTATAACAAGGTAATCATCGCGGACGTGCTGCATTGGGAGGCGACGTACTCGGACGTTTGCATTTGCGGTGACGTCATTGAGCATCTATCGTTCCTGGACGCTAAGAAAGCCCTTAGAAAGCTTAGAAGAGCCTCAGAATACGTTGTCATTAGTATTCCATTAAGCTTTTATCCACAGGGCGAGGCAGAGGGAAACCCGTATGAAAGGCACGTTGATCCAGACTGGAGTTACGACAAAGTTCTTAACCTTGGAGGTCAGCCTTTTATGTTCAAATCATTCATGGACGCGGGTGGAGTAAAGATTGGTGTCTTTGTTTACGATAAGGAGTAACATAGCGGTGTAGTCCATGCGTTCTCCTTTCCGGCACGCACCGGTTGAGCCCCTTCCCCAGGGGCTTTTTTTCATGTATCCTTAAGGTTAAGTGCTTGATTTTTGAAGGAAAATCAGAATGCCAGCAGGAAGACCAACCGATTACGACCCAAAATACTGCGATCTTGTGATCGAACTCGCCAGCCAGGGTAAGAGCAAGGCTCAGATGGCCGCGACCATAGGGGTGACGCGCAAAACGATGTGGACATGGACCCAGCAATACCCAGAATTTCTAAACGCCTTTGAGTTGGCAGAGGAGTTATGCCAGCAATGGTGGGAGAATATAGGGCAGACCTACCTTGTAAACACCAAGGATGGCGATTCGCTGAATACCGGGTTATGGGCGCGTTCGATGGCCGCGAGATTCCCGAAGGACTACACCGACCGGACCAAGCACGAGGTGACCGGCAAGGATGAAGGCCCAATTCAGATAGATCATGTTGTTGATGTTGCGCAGTCCCTCATTGATGAGCTAACTGGCCTGCGCCAGAATGCTGACAGCAAAGCAAAGTAGAGAGATCGAGGCCAAGCTGGCCTTGCACCAGGACACGCTCAAGAAGCTTCCTGAGGATCAGGCGGCAGCCTTTCACGCCCGGATGAAGTGGCTGATGAAGGCGCACAAGTACCAGATCCCGCCTAAGGGCGATTGGTTCACGATTTGGATGCTGGTCGCCGGTAGAGGATCGGGCAAGACCAGAACGGCCGCGGAGGATATCTGGTACTACGCTTGGACGCACCCAAACCACCGGGTTCTGATATCAGGGCCAACATCTGCAGACATCCGAGACACCATGATTGAAGGTGAGTCAGGGCTGCTTGCTTGCATGCCAGACAACATCCGGGTGAAGTACACCAGAAGCTTGCACGAGATCGTGCTAACCAATGGCAGCCTGCTGAAGGGCATACCCGCCAGTGAGCCCGAGCGATTCAGGGGGCCACAGTGGCACGCCGCTTGGTGCGACGAACTTGCAGCCTGGGAGTACCTGGATGATGCCTGGGACCAGATCATGTTCTCAGTGCGCCTGGGGGTCAAGCCGCGGATCTTGGTGACCACTACGCCAAAGCCTAAGCCATTGATCATCGACCTGCTGGACCGCGAAGGAGAGGACGTCTACGTTACCAAGGCGTCAACCTACGACAACATCCAGAACCTTGCAGGCACATTCAAGCAGCAGATCCTGCAGTACGAGGGCACCTCGCTCGGCCGCCAGGAGATCCATGCAGAGATCATCGATCCCGAAGAAAGCGGCATCGTTAAACGCGACTGGCTGAAGCTTTGGCCGTCAGAGAAACCATTCCCCCGCTTTGAGTTCGTCGTGCAGTCCTATGACGGCGCCTATACCGAGAAGACCATCAACGACCCCAGCGCCTGCAGCGTATGGGGCGTCTTCAAGCCCAGCGAGGACAAAGGCTTCGCCGCCATGCTGATCGATTGCTGGGAGGAGCACTTACAGTACCCAGACCTGAAGGAGAAGGTGATTGAAGACTTCGGCACGGTTTATGGCGACCCCAATGAATTTGGACAAGGCAAGAAAACTGACTTGGTTCTGGTTGAAGACAAAAGCTCCGGCATATCCCTCTTGCAGGACCTGGGGCGTGCCCACATTCCCTGCCGGTCATACAACCCAGGCGGGGCAGACAAGGTCCAGCGGGTCAACCTGATCGCCCCATTGATTAAGGCAGGCAAGGTCTACATCCCTGAAAGCACCAAGAACGAAGGGCACCCAAGGTCATGGGCTGAGCCCCTGGTAAACCAGCTTTGCGCCTTCCCTGAGGTGCGTCATGACGACTTAACTGATACAGTCTCGCAAGCGCTGCGAGTGCTTAGGGATATGGGCTGGCTTGTCATAGATCCGCTGCCGCCGGATAATGACGACGTTTACCCCGAGGACCGGCCTCGGCGGGTCAATCCTTACGCGGCTTAAGGGGCTACCATGCCAAACCCACGCGCTCAACAAAATCCAAGCTTCTTCTCCCCCGGTGGGCTTCAAGGCCTAGCCGATATGGGTCGCGGTGTCGCCCGTGGTGCAATCGCCGAAGGTGTCGGCGGCTTCTCCGACATGGCCCAGCAACTGAAGGATATTCGAGCAGGGGGCATGGTACCCGCCATGCTTGCCAGGACGTTGGCACAAACGCCAACAAGCGAAGAGCTAAGCCATTACCTTAGGGGCATGACGCCTAATCCTCTAACGCAGCCAGACCGGGCTCATACGGCCGCCATGGGTCAAGCCATGGGTTCGATACCAGCAGGCATGGCAGCAGGCGCTGCAGCCCCTAAGGCAGGCAACGCCCTGCAGAAGATGATGAGCGACTTCGGTCGGATGAAGAAGGCCCAGAACGTGATGCCAAGCGCACCACCGCCGGCGGCCGAGATCCTTAAGGGGCCCGACCCCGACCTCATGCGCGTCTATTCTGGCCAGCGTATCCCGATCGAAGGCAAGTTCGACATCATGAGAGCCGATCCTCACGCCTCGATGGGTCGCGCCTTCTACACGGCAGAGCTTCCCCGCTACGCGAATAAATTCACCGGCAACCAGCCTGGGGCTAACGTCGTGCCAGTGGACGTCGACCGCAACAAGATGCTGATGTTCGACAAGACTTACGACACGCCCCAAGGGCAAATAGAAGGCCTCGATTACTACGACATGCTGCGCAGGCAGGCCATTGCCAAGCCTGGAGTCGGCAAGGACATGATCCGCCAGGAGATCCTCGACGCTGGCTTTGCAGGCACCCAAATGCCCAACGCTACAGGCAAGGCTTACGCCATATACGATCCGAGCGTAGCCCAGGATATGTCGGGCCGGTCATTCAAGAACGGTGGTGTTGTAGACGTACCGAAAATGGCTTTTGGCGGCATATTCGGCAAGCGTATTCCCTTGCCCAAAACCCAACCGTCAGGAACGACCAACACATATACGGGCATCAATCCCATGGCGACAGGCCTTGGGGAAATGCTTCAACAGTCCCAGGAACGCAACCTCGAGTCAGGCCGCCTGTCAGACCTTCGAAACGCTCAGTTCGCTGGACAGCCTGCTGCAATGCAGCAACGCAGGCAACAGCTTGCAGACCTAAAGAACACTCGGTTAGACAACCTTGCGAAACAGATGTCTACCTATAAGCCACCCGCTGGCGCCAACGGCGGCCTCGTTATGGAAGAAGGTAACCGCATACAAGCCAACATGATTGGGCAGTCTATGGATAACGCAGGCGTCCCCCATATGGCCCAGGGTGGCCTTGCACGCATGCAGGTAGGTGGCGCATCCCCGAAGTTAAAAAGGAGCGTAGAGGAGGCCACCGATTTCCTGATGAACAAGATTTATGGCACCAAGGCGCCCAGGCCGTTGATTGATGAGGCATTGTCGGTAGGCTTAAAGAAAGAGCTTGTCCGAAGCCCGGAGGAGCTTAATGAGATCCTTTCTAGGCTCGATGATCCGGTAAGGGTTGCGCCAGCCAAGGCTGCAGTTCCTTTTGATATCCCAAGGGCTGCGCCCAAAACCGATGCCGAGATTAGAGCCATGGCTGAGCGCGTGGCTAGGCAACAGACTGGTGAGTTCGTTAAGGGCAAGAAGACCGACAACCTTGCAGGCCGCAGTAAGGCCGAAGTTAATCGGCTGAGCAACCTTAGTTACGACTTGCAGACTCATAAGAACCTTCCGCCGGTTGAGGTTGTGGACCCTTCTCATGGCGACATCCTCGCAACAACCCCAGGCGATCAGTCGGTTTCCGACGCCATCTTGCTCAGGGTTGGAAGTGATCCGATCGGTTCGTTGCAGCAGGGCGGCTCCCGCTACGGTCTTGGCCAGCTTGACCGACCGTCTTCGCTAATGGCTGGCTGGAAGTCCAACCTGAGCGCCTCGAGGGCGACGCAGAACAGGATCGATCGTGCAGCGGATTACTACGACCCGGTTAGAGTTCTTGGTACTTATTACGGTATGGGCACCGATGCGATGAACTTTGCTCAGCACTTTGCCGATGCCAACCTTCTTGCCATTCGGAACCGTATCAATAACGACAGGATGTCTCCCGATCAGATCAATGAGTTCAATGAGTTGATTCGCAAGGGTTTCAAGAAGAAGGACAAGGTAGTCGGTCCGTTCCCCGACTTCCCTGGAATCGAGAACACTGAGGACGCCTACATTTATATGCTTAACAATTCGGAGGCCCGAAAGTGGTTTAACAACCGCATGAAGACCCCGGCGGTTACGAAGAAGCTCAACATGCCAGACGGCAAAGAGATTGAGTGGGCTATTTCTGAGCCTGAGCTACGCAACCTCGAGCCCTTTACGACAGGACATTCGATCGTGCAGTACCGTCCCAACGAGCCCATCTTCCGCGACGTTGGCCACGGTACTTATACCCATGGCATTCCAGGCACCTTCCTTGGTCGGCAAGAGGTGATGACGCCGTTCCAATTGTCTTATCCCGACGCTTACCAATTCTTGAAAAAGAATTACAAGCCCAGCGACGTTATGACGACCTCGCAGAAGGTCCCGCAAATCCAAGTGGTTGACCAGCAGTGGCTAGATGAGTACGGTAAGTACAAGGATTACTTGCGCCAAATGCGCGGCTACAAGAAGGGCGGCAAGGTCAAGAAGATGCAAGCAGGCGGCATCGCCAAGGCGGTTGAGGCTGGCATACAGGCGATAGGCAAGGGCGGCAAGAAGACCATCACGTCCGCGGTCGATCCCAGCACAGACCTGCTTACGCGCCTCCAGGAGGGCGATCGCACGACCATCCTCCCCATGCCTAACCGTTGGTTCCTGGACCCCAAGAACAACCCAGGCGTTCAGAAGATGGTCGAGAAGGTCCTGCAGGTCAACAATATGCAGCGCTCGGACTTCCCATCAGGAGCTTTTGTAAACCCGAGGACCGGCGAAATCCTGGACCGTAAGGTGATGGAAGATGTCGGCGTGGTTATCAACCCGAATACCGGTCGCCCGGTCATGAGCGCAACCAAGGAGGTCGACACCGTCCTGGGCGATCGCAAGAAGGGCAAGATCACCAAATCAAACCTTGTACGCAAGCAGCTTTACGATCCTGAGGGCGATCAACTGCTTAAGGACGTGGACTTCATCGCAACCATCGAGCAGGGCGGCATGGGCCACAAGTACGGGCTTGGCATGGAGTACGCCAACCCGACCATGATGTACAACACGATGAGCGGAGACAATCCGACGCTACGCCCGAAGAGCCAGGGCGATGTTTTCGGTATTGGTGACATCGTTGGCCGCGTGCTCATGAAGAGCAGTGGCATGCCTCACGATGTCTACGAGTCTCTGTTCGTTGCTCCCAAGGGCTCGGACGTTCCAGGTGTCAAGCTATCGAAGAAGAAGGGCGGTCGCGTAAACAAGCGGGGGAGCCGATGAGAAAACCTAATCCATTTGCCCCGCTCTTCAGGAAGGGCGGTCCAGTCAAGCTAAGCGGTGGCGGCGCCAAGAAGATTGCCGGGGCCATCGCTAAGGGCGCTAGGAAGGTGTTATCGCCTGAAGAGAGTGAGCGGAACCTGAAGAGCTTTCTGGATCAAAGCAAAATTAAAGATCGCCTGTATCACGCAACGCCAAAAGATTTTACGGAGTTCAAACCGGGCGGGGAAAATCCCACGATAAGCGGCCCTGCTATTTGGTTGACGCCCAACAAAGAAAAGCAGCCTGCTGCTCACAACATCGGCGGCGGTAAAGGCGGTTTCAAAAAGGGCACTAATGTTATGCCCGTTTATGTGCAGGCCAAGAGCCCACTCATGCTTGACGATCCCGACATGATCGAATGGGCGCGTGACGTATTTGCCAGAGGGGATCGGGACTTTCCCGATCTACTCTCCCCGGAAATAGTTCAAGAGCTAAGAAAAGATGGTTATGACAGCATCATCCATGCGGACCCGTATGGAAGCCGCGGCGGTGAGCACGAGATCATTATGTTTGATCCCAACAAGATCAAATCAGCCATCGGCAACCAAGGTACCTACGACATCACCAATCCCGATATCACTAAGGCCAAGGGTGGACTGATCCGCATGCAGGCCGGTGGCGATCCCCGCGGTGAGATGAAAGCTTCCCCACAAAACCCGGTCCTGGGAGCGCTTGCTAGAGGCCTCAGATCCGCTCAGAACGTCGTAGGGCAGTATCAGGTCGACCCTCGTATTCCCTTGGTAGGTGGCATGGGTGTAGACGAGCTATTAGGCATTCCTGGCGCCGCAGGCCTTGTCGAGGATGTTTCTTACTACGGCCCCAAAGCAGCCATCAAGGGTGGCAACGTGGCCACTGGAGGCATAGGAACCTATCGCCCTGATCCGAGGATCGTAGATGTTGCAGGCGTCGCTGAGCTTGGCGGTCTTGGCGTCCAGGCGGCCAAGGGTGCAGGCAAAATAGTAGGTCAGCAGCTTCAACGACAGATGGCTATGAGTCCGCTTGAGTCCCAGCTTGGGATGGCTAGAGTGGGACAAGTGCAGGCGCCCGTATCAAAGCTTGGCTTTTACAATCCCGTGGAGCAGGCGGCCCTGAACATCCAACGCAAGCAAGGGCCTGGGCAGGCGTTCCTGAATGAGATCCAGCGTGCAGAGAATGTGAATAAGGAGTTCCTGCGGTCATCAGGTATTGCTGAGCGCCTAGCGTCCATGCCCAAGGTCACTAGGGAAGAGGTGCAGGCGATGGTCAAGGGCAGCGTGCCTGAGGTTGAGCAGGTCGTGCTGGCCGAAAACGTCATTCCCACTTACGCCAAGCAGTTCACTGATATTCATCATCCTGATTTCGATCCAGAAAATGCCGCGCATCGAGCAGAGGCAATAAGACTTGCTGAGTCAATGTATGACATGAGCATGCGACGCGACAATCTTGATGACGCAGAGTTTGCAGCGGCCGCACTTGATGATTTACAGACTTTGAATGAAAGGTATAAACCCGGATCTTATGAAGCTCAGGCGCTGGCCAAATACGCTGATTACACCATTCCTGGCGGCGAGAATTATCGGGAGATTTTGCTACGTCTGCCAGCGGAAACCGCGGAAGAATTCGCGAAAAAGATGTATCAAAAATACAATGGTCCGTGGATCATGAAGGCATCCGAAGAAGAGCTAGAAAAGTACGGTTCACTTAGAGACCAGGGGCCGAAAGTATTTAAGTCAACCCATTGGCAGGAGCCAAACGTCATATCCCATATCCGCGTGAATGATCGCACCGATGCCGAAGGCAAGAAGGTTCTTTTCATCGAGGAGCTACAGTCTGATTGGGGGCAAGAGGGAAGGAAAAGGGGATTTGCCAAAGGCGAAAATAAACAAGCGTTAGCTGCGCAATATGACAAGCTAAACGCCGAGCGAAACAAACTGGAATCAAAACTTAGCACTGCTGATGACGCCGATCCTGCAACGCAGGGGATTCTTGACAGTTTGAAAACTGTCAACGAAGAGATGCAAGCGTTAGCGGATCGAATGACAGCAGAAAGATCTGCGATTCCTTCCGCCCCCTTCGTACAAGACACCAAGGATTGGGTTGACCTATCGCTCAAGAATATCCTTAAGCGTGCCATCGATGAGGGGTATGATCGCGTAGCATTTATTAACGGCAAGCAGTCTGCTGATCGGTACAAGTTAACGGATTATGTAAGTAAGCTTGAATTCGTGCGCACAAGTGGTGGTGTCGCTCCTGGTCCTGATGATCTAGGCCAAGGTTTGCTTATTGGCTACGACAAGAGTGGCCGAAGGGTTGTTGAGCAGTCAATCAATGACCCAGAAAAGCAACTGCCCGACTATATTGGCAAAGAAGCCGCACAGCGGATGCTTGAGCAAGAGCCTCGGCAGGGTCGGTTTGGTGGCATGGGCGCATCAATCCGAAGCCTTCAAGGTCAGAACCTTGAGTTCGGCGGCACAGGCATGAAAAAATTTTACGATCAAATCGTGCCTGAACGTGTGCGTAAAGTGCTCGGCAAAGAAGGTACTTTGCGTGAGGTTCAGTTTGAAGATCCTGCCGCCAAGCTCCGCGAAGAGCTTGCCAACGCCACGCCTGGAAGCTCTCGTTATCTGTACTTGACAGACAAGATTGGTCAGATTGAGCGCGATGCAGAGCGTTACGGCGCTGTTGGCAACCAGATAGGCTTTGACATCACCCCCGAGTTGCGTGAGAAATTCTCAGCCCCTATCCCGTATAAAGATGGAGGGGTGGTAAAACTTGCCGGAGGCGGTCGCAAAAAGTTAGTCGAGCGTGCCGCTGTTGCTGTTAAGGAATTTGTCGACCCCAAGACGACCAAGATCGAAGACTGGCAGTGGAAGCCCTTGGCCGAAGTCGATAAGCAGCTTAAGCTTTCTGAGGTTCCCGACTACATTCAGCGCGGCTATGGCGACTTTATGATCGAGCAAGCCAAACGTGCTGGCGAAGGTGGAATGGGCGTCAGGGATCTGATCAAGGCGTTTGGCATCACTCAGTCCAGTATCGGCCGCGGCGGTTTGTCGCACGCCACCGCTACCAAGGCAGGCTTGAAGGTGCCCAAGACTGAAGGCTTGGTTCGCCCTGAGGGCGCCTTTGCTGAATGGCTTGGCTCCAAGATGGGTCAGAAATTCTTAGATGATGCCGAGCGAGGCGTTGTTAATGAAAAGGCTTTGGACGACATCCGGACCAAGTTCGCTCCCTTTGGTAAACCCAATCAGCTTACCGAGCAGCTTGCCTACGCGGTAAACAATCTGCCCAATGTCATGCCGCAAATGCAGCAGGCGCTTACAGGGCCAGTTAATCAGTACCGAGACTGGGCTGAGAGCATGAAGGGTATTGCAGGCGCTAAGAGCGGCTTTATAGGCTCTTTGCTGGGCCGCGGTGACCTTCCGACACTAGACGCTAGGCAGCTTAACTTGCACGCCCTGGAGGCCCCTGTAGGCACCGGGTCCATCATGGCTAGGGGTAAGGGCCTTGGCGCCCGTGAGGCGGTCGATCGCTTGGCTGCAAGACAGTCAGCCCTTGGCTTGGATATCGATCCGACCCTTGACCCTTACTACCAGCACCTTGCGCATCATGCCGTATGGGACAAGGTTGCTAATGAAAAGACCACGCACGACGACCTCATGAGAGCCCTGCGTGGCTACAAAGCAGGCGGACAGCCTGATATCGACGCGATGCGTCTTGAAATGCAGAGGAAATCATGGCGATCGAAATGAACCTTCCCGTCGAGGAAAACGCCGAAGGCGATGAGACGATCTATAAGCTATTCGACGAGAAGCCTGAGGTCGAGGAGCTAGAGGACGGGTCCGCGGTTGTTCGTATGACCGAGAACGACGGCCCCGAAGAAGATCCGCAGTTCTACGAGAACCTTGCGGAGAAGATGGGTTCGAACACCCTGGACGACTTGGCTCTCAAGTACCTTCAGTTATTCGAGAAGGACCAAGACGCCCGGAAGGAACGCGACAAGCAATACGAGGAAGGCCTCAAGCGCTCCGGCCTGGGTAACGAGGCACCCGGTGGCGCAACCTTCCAGGGTGCTTCCAAGGCAGTCCACCCAGTGATTGCCGAGGCTTGCGTTGACTTCGCCTCCAGGGCCATGAAAGAGATCATGCCTCCAGATGGCCCGGTTGGCACCAAGATCCTGGGCGAAGTAACCGAGCAGAAGCAGGATGTCGCCGAGCGTAAGCGCGACTTCATGAACTGGCAATGTACCGAGCAGATCGAAGAGCTACGCGACGAGCTTGAGCAGCTTACAACCCAACTTCCCCTCGGTGGCTCTCAGTACCTGAAGCTTTGGTATGACGAGCAGAAGAAGCGCCCCTGCGCCGAGTTTGTTCCGATCGATAAGATCCTGCTGCCATTCTCCGCGCCAAGCTTCTACACCGCCCAGCGTGTTACTGAGATGCAGGACATGTCGGAGGAAGAGTTCGAGCGCCGCATCAATGCTGGCCTCTACATGGACATCCGCTTTGTTCGCGCCACCCAGGAGCCTGAGGCCACGGCCGCGCAAAAGGCTAACGAGAAGATCGAGGGCAAGAAGTCATCCAACGAGAACATCGATGGAGAGCGCCGGGTCTATCACTCTTACGTCAACCTTTCAATCGAGGATGACGAGAAGTCTAAGGGAGAGCTTGCCCCTTACATTCTGATGATCGATGACCAGTCTCATCAGGTGGTCGGCCTTTACCGCAACTGGGAAGAGGGCGATGAGCAGATGCAAAAGCTCGACTGGTTGATTGAGTTCAAGTTCATCCCCTGGAGGGGCGCCTACGCTATTGGTCTGCCTCAGTTGATTGGGGGCCTCTCTGCAGCCCTTACAGGGGCCCTCAGGGCGCTTCTTGACTCCGCGCATATCAACAACTCACCGACCATGCTCAAGCTCAAGGGCGCCCGTATTACAGGCCAGAGCGTGCAGGTTGAGCCCACCCAGGTCGCAGAGATCGAGGGTGCGCCTGGGGTTGATGACATCAAGAAGATCGCGATGCCCTTCCCGTTCAACCCGCCGAGCCCCGTGCTTTTCGAGTTGCTGGGCTGGATCACCAATGCCGCCAAAGGCGTGGTAACCACCTCGGAAGAGAAGATCGCCGATATCTCCAGCAACGCGCCGGTTGGTACGACGCAGGCCCTGATCGAGCAAGGCGCCGCGGTCTACTCGAGCATTCACATGAGATTGCATAAGTCCATGCGCAAGATGCTGATGGTCTTGGGAAGGATCAATCGCTGGTGGCTCGAGGACATGCGCAAGGGTGACATGGTCGAAGACCTTGTTATTGGCCGCCAGGACTTTGATCGCAACACCGACATTGTCCCGATTAGCGATCCGCATATCTTTAGCGAGACGCAACGCTTTGCGCAAAACCAAGCACTGGCAGCGCTGGCCAAGGACAACCCGGACCTATTCGATCGCCGTGAGGTGATGAAGCGGATCTTGAAGCAAATGAAGGTGCCTGAGATCAATCAGGTCCTGCCGGATGTCCGCGAGGTTAAGGAGATGAACCCGGCCCTGGAGAACGTGGCCATGTCGCTAGGTCAGCCGGTGGCAGCCTTCCCGAACCAGGATCACATTGCCCACATTCAGACGCACTTGGCTTACGCCATGGACCCTGTTTACGGCATGAACCCGATCATTGGCCAGAAGTTTGTGCCAGCCCTGCTTGAGCACCTGAAACAGCACTTAACGCTTTGGTACCTGCGCCGGGTGGATGAATACATCAACGCGACCGAGATAAAAGATATGGATACATTGAAGGTCACGCCGATCTTTGAGGAAGCCCAGCAACTGATGTCCGCGGTTGCAAGGCATGTCCATATCGACTCGCAGCAGACCTTCGAGCCCATGATGCCGGTCCTGCAGCAAATGATGCAGATTGCCCAACAGGTGGCGCCCAAGCCTCCAATCCCGCCTGATGTTCAAGCGCTTGTTCAAACCTCGATGGCCGAGACGCAGCGCCGAGCCCAGAAGGACCAGGGCGAACTCATGCTGAAGAAGGAAAAGCAAGAGACCGATATGGCTCAAGTAGCCCAGAAGATCCAGGCGGACATCGCGATGAACGTCGAGGATAACCTTACCCGCCAGCAGATCGAGGCGGCAAAACTTGCCGGTGAGAACGCAGCACTCACCCAGGAGCAGGAGCGGACCGCAATGGCCGCACAAGAGGCTGCGCAACGCACTTTCGGAGCATAAACATGAGTGAAGCAATCAACATGCACAAGCGGATCGCCATGGGCGAGAAGGTTACCGGTCAAAAGCTTAAGGATGGCGGGATGGCAGGCAAGACCCCTAAGCCCCCTATGCCCCCTATGCACTCGAAGCTTAGTCCTATGAAACGGAAAGGCTCGATGAGAGGCGGATGAACGGCTTCTCTCAGCTTATCGGAATCCTCAAGGGAGCGCAGGCTGATATTGCGCTCTCCTTGGCGAACGGTAATGCCAACAGTTACGAGGTCTATCAGCGCCTCGTGGGTGAATACCGAGGGCTTGAACAAGCTCTGAAGGCTATCGATCAACTTTTAACGGAGGAAGAGTATGACTAACGCTTCGAATGAAGCGGCCATTCGGGAAGCATTTCCTGAAGTCCACCCTGGAGCATCGCCTTTAGGTGCGCGTTTGCTAGTACAGATCAAGTCGCCTAAGAAGAAAACAACGTCCTCGGGCATTGTTTTGGTCGAAGAGACCAAGGAAATCGAGAAGTGGAACAGTCAAGTTGCGAAAGTTATTGCGATTGGACCTCTTGCATTCTGTAAACGGGACTCTATGGAGCCCTGGCCAGAAGGCGCTTGGTGTTCTGTCGGTGACTTTATCCGCGTTCCTAAGTGGGGTGGGGATAGATGGGAAGTAAACCTCCCAGGGTCCGACGAAAAGGCACTGTTTTGCATCTTTAATGACCATGAAATCATCGCAAAGGTCACTTCCGACCCATTGTCGATGAATATTTACATCTAGGTTTTGGGAGAAAACCGTGAATTCAACAGATAAAGCAGATTTGCAGCTTCATGTTCAGGAGGAAAGCGACGGTTCGGCCGTTGTCGAGCTACCTGAGGATATGGACCCCATCGATCAGACGCCTCCAGACCCCGATATTTCCAAGCATAACGGCTTTGTTGGCGCCGATGGTGGTGATAACGACCCTGAGCGCGAGGCTATTCGAGCCGCAAGACGTGAAGAGCGCAAGCTTAAGCGTCAATTGGGCAAAGAAGAGAAGCGCCATAGTCACCATCTCATTTCTTCCCTCAAAAAACAGAATCAAGACCTTGCAGAACGGCTTGCAAACCTTGAAAAACGCACTAGCGGTGCCGAATTAGCGCGTGTTGATAAAGCAATTGAGGATGCAGACGTCCGTTTGCGCTGGACTCAGATGAAATTGAAGGAAGCCGTCGAGTCCGGTGATGGTGATGGCGTCGTAAATGCCCAGGAGGCCATGTATGAGGCCAAAAGGCAGGTCGAGGCCCTTCAAAACCTTAAGCATCAAGCCTCTAGACAGGCCCAAACCTCTGGTATCAAGCCTCCAGACCCCGACTTGCAGCGTTATGCCGCGGATTGGATGTCTCGAAACCGATGGTATGACCCAAAGGGTCGAGACACCGACTCAAAAGTGGCTCTACAGATTGATAAAGCTATGGCTGAAGAGGGTTTTGATCCGTCAACAGAAGAGTATTGGTATGAGCTTGACGACCGCTTGTCAAAATACCTTCCTCATCGATATAATCAGAACAGGAGTAATGGTCGTTCGAGGCCTCGCTCGGTTGTTACGGGTTCTGAGCGTTCTAGTTCTAGTACCTCTGGTAGTGCGAATGAATTCCTGCTGTCACCGGCACGAGTTCAGGCTATCAAAGATGCTGGTATGTGGGACAACAAGGAACAGCGCATGAAAATGATCAGGCGCTTTATGGATTTTGACCGTGATCAAGCGAGGGGAAGATAATGGACGATAGGCTCAAGAAGAATTCTGACGCTAGTAGACGCACTCGGGCTTCCGAGGATCGAGAGCGTGACGCACCTGAGGCAAATTTTGCCTTTGCGGGGGAACGTCGCAAGATGTTCCGTTCGGAGTGGCTACAGGAGGCCCTTCCGAAGCCGCCGGATATTCCCGGCTTTCATCAGTGTTGGTTATCAACGACCAATGCTTACGATCCGATTCATAAACGGATGCGACTAGGGTACGAACCCGTTAAAGCTGATGAGCACCCAAGCTTTGAGCATCTAAAAGTGAAAGCAGGAGAGTTTTCAGGCTTCATCGCGTGTAATGAAATGATTTTGTTCAAGTTACCAATGGACATCTATCAGGAATACATGACGCAAGCGCACTTCGATGCGCCCCTGGAAGAGCAGGAGAAGATCCGGGTGCAAGTCGAGCAATTGCAGGGAGCCCGTGACTCAAATGGACGTAGGCTTGGGATGGTTGAGGGTGAAGGGATGAATTTTGATCAACCAATTCGGCCCCCGATTTTCGAGGGTTGAAACCTCAGGAGCTTAACAAATGAGTGCTACCTCCGCGCCTTTTGGCATGCGGCCTGCGTACCACCCCTCAGGGCTGGATCGTGCTCAGGCGCTTGCTAATGGCATTTTGTCGGGCTATAGCTCGAACATTCTTAAAGGTCAGCCCGTAAAGATCGATGTTTCTACCGGCCAAATCGTTGTAGCGGCCGCTGGTGATGCTTTCGTGGGCTGTTTCGCAGGCGTTGAATTCACCGACACCACCGGTCGTCGCCGTGTTTCCAACTACTGGCCTGCTAACACTTCTGGCACCGAGATCGTTGCGTATTTCTACACCGATCCCGCCATCGTGTACGAGATCCAGACCAATGCGACGATCGCACAGACGTCCATCGGCCAGGAATATGATCTTGCGTCTACGACCGCCGGAAGCACGACCACGGGCTTGTCTGCTTGCATGCTGAGCACGACTCCCGCCGCGGCAAATAGCTCTGCGCAAATGCGTATTGTTGACATCGCGCCTTACCCAGACAATGCTTGGGGTGACGCCTATGTCATCGTGCGTGCGCAGATTGCTGAACATCAGTTCGGCGCTATCTATACGGGTTCGGCTAAGGCCTACCCGATAACCATCGCTTAAGGAGGGCTAGAACATGGCAGCCCCGATGCGCAGTACCGACTTTCGGTCGATTGTCGAACCGATTCTTAACGAGTCGTTCGACGGTATCTATGACCAGAGAGCCGATGAATGGTCTACCGTTTTCCGTGAGCAGAACGGTATCCCCCGCAACTACCACGAAGAGCCGGTCCTTTACGGTTTTGGTGCAGCCCCTGAGATGCCTGACGGCACCCCCGTCACATATCAGCAGGGCGGCGTGCTCTTCCTCAAGCGCTACGTCTATAAGGTGTATGGCCTTGCCTTCGCCTTGACCAAAGTGCTCGTGGAAGACGGCGACCATATCCGTATCGGTCAGGTCTATGCTAAGCACCTCGCACAGTCTCTCGTCGAGACCAAGGAGACCTTGGCAGCCAACGTGCTCAACCGCGCCTTTACGGCAGGCTACAACGGTGGTGATGGCGTTCCCTTGAACTCCGCTTCGCACCCAATCGTTAGTGGCACCTTCAGCAACTTGCTTACGACCGCCGCGAACCTCTCGCAAACGTCGCTTGAGCAAATGCTCATCCAGATCCGTCAAGCTGTTGACAACAACGGCAAGAAGATCCGTTTGAACCCGCTGAAGCTTGTTGTAGCACCCGGCAACACGTTCCAGGCAGAAGTTCTGCTCAAGAGCGTCTTGCGTGCTGGTACCGCAAACAACGACATCAACCCGATCAAATCGATTGGCTTGTTGTCCGAGGGTGCTTCGGTTATCAGCCGTTTGACCTCGCCTACCGCATGGTGGGTGCAGACCGATGCTCCGGAAGGTATGAAGCTGATGATGCGCCGTGCCCTTGAGAAGACCATGGAAGGTGACTTCGAAACCGACTCCATGCGTTACAAGGCCACCGAGCGTTATGACATCGGCTGGACCGACCCGCGTGCTATGTACGGCACTCCTGGCGTTTAAGAAGCAAGGGCCGGTGTAACAGCCGGCCTTTTTTAAGACCTCGTCAAGCTTTTCAAGGAGAAGACGATGCCTCAGTTTTCAGATGACCTGTTTTTAGGTCCTGCCCAAACTTACATGGGCACGGGCTATCGTAACGCCAGCGCAATCTTTACTGGATCGATAGCAACCACAACGCTTACTGTTACAGCGATGCTGTCAGGCGATTCACTGTTCGTGGGTCAATATATTGATGGTAGCGGTGTAACGAATGGCACATACATCACGGCTTTTGGCACAGGAACTGGTGGCGTAGGCACCTACACGGTTAGCACGTCGCAGACCGCCTCAAGCACCACGATGTTTGCCAACGGAAACGCCTTGTTGGGCGATCCTGCACCAATGGACTTAGGTGTAGGCCCTCTTGGACGTTTGTTTGTTTGGGATACGATCCCCCAGGCCCTTGTTGCAAACAACATTGCTGCAAGCCAAACGCCGACGGTAGCAGGTTCAATCACGCTAACCGCAGGCACTTCAGTGAAGTCTGTTTCCAGCAACTATGGAACAGTGCTTCAGCTTGATGTACCGCGTGCTGTCAGTGTTACGACCTCAACAGCAGCAGCGGCAACGCTAAGTAGCGTCGTCATTGCAGGAACAGGCGGACAGATTACGTTCACGTCACAGGCTGGCTTGGTAACGGGTCAGAGACTCACGATCTCGGGTACCTTGGGCGGCACAGGATCAATCACGGGTTACACAAACCCGACGACTTATATTCTGACCGCGGTGACTGCTACAAGCGCAACCTTGACGACAACTGCGGGTGCTGCTGTTGTAACAACCGCAGGTACGCCGACAGGCTTGACCTATACCCTGGGCGTTGCTCCTCAAGCATTTACCGTGTCTGGGTATGATTATTACGGTCAGGCAATGACCGAGACGATCACCTCGAGCGCTGCGGTAAGCACGGCAGTAAACGGAAAGAAGGCGTTTTATCTCATTAGTTCCGTTTCGGTTGCGGGTGCAACAGGAACAGCGATCACGATGGGGACGACCGATATCCTTGGCATTCCGGTGCGCGTAACCAATGCTGCGTATGTTGCAAGCGTCAAGACAAACAGCACGCTTGCGCAAGACACTGGTACGTTTGTTGCGGCAGACACGGCAACTGCAACGGCTACGACCGGTGATGTACGCGGCACCTACGTCCCAGGAACCGCTTCAGATGGTATCAATAGGACAGTCATGAGCGTTCTTTTGCCTGCCATTGCTGTTGGACCAAACGCTACTCGTCAAGGCGCACTTGGCGTAACTCAGGCTTAATTGGAGCAAATGATGGGTCAGTTCAAACCGATGGTAAAGATGATGACCACCGAGCCTTCAATAGAGTTAAAGCTAAAGAAGGGTGGCCATGTTCAACGTAAAGCTATGGGTGGCATGCCTACTGGCGCTGGTATGGGTAACCGTATGCCGATGGCCGCAATGCCCTCGGAGCGTGGTATCCCTGCCGCTGCCCGTCGTGGTGTCGCCCCTAAGATGACCGTGCCTCGTGGCGGTATGCTCGGTCCTATGATGCGCAAGAAAGGCGGCGAGGTTGAGTCCAAGTCGATGCACAAGGCCGAGATGGCCGAGATGAAAGGCATCAAGAAGGAACTCAAGTCGCATGAGGATAAGCCTGCCTCGAAGGCTCACAAGGGCCTTAAGACTGGTGGCGTTATTGAAAAGTACGCAACCGGTGGCGTGATCCAGAAGTTTGCTAAAGGCGGACTGCAGGATGACGGCAAGGCAGTGAAGTATCCCAAGGTGCCTGCTACTAAACCTCCGTATGTAACCAAGTTTGCTGATACCCATAAAAAGGGCGGTCGGATTGCTAAGAAGGCCTACGGCGGCGCGTGCTAAATAGCGGGGGCTTAACGGCCCCTGCTCTACATTGAGGAATCATCATGGCAGATGCAGTAGCAAGCCAAACATTGTTTGATGGCGAACGCATGGCCATCATGAAGTTTACGAACTTGTCCGACGGCACCGGAGAGAATAAGGTTCTTAAGGTTGATGTTTCAGCCTTGGGGGCGAGTAACTCAGGCAAGGCCTGCGATGGCGTAACGATTACCAAGATCCATGCAGTGACTCATGGCATGGAAGTGCAGATTTATTGGGATGCCACAACCGACGTGTTTGCTTGGGGCGTACCTCAGAATTCTCAATACACATTTGACTTTGAAAAGATGGGCGGCTTGATTAACAACGCTGGAGCCGGTAGCACTGGCGATGTTTTGTTTTCAACCGCCGACGCTTCTGCTGGAGACTTCTACACCATAGTTTTGGAAATGGTGAAGAGCTATGCCAGCTAAGAGCAAAGAGCAATTTCGCCTAATGCAGGCAGTTGCCCACAATCCTTCGTTTGCGAAGAAGGTCGGAATCAAGCCTAGCGTGGGCGCGGAATATACCAAGTCCAATACCGGGAGAAAGTCGTATGAGAAGCTTCCTGAACGGCTTAAGGACGGCGGTCCGAGCCTTGCGATTGGTCGTGGCGAGAAGCTTCCAGCGTCTCAAGGCGCGGGTCTCACGGCCAAAGGCAGGGCCAAGTACAACCGAGAAACAGGATCAAACCTGAAGGCCCCGCAGCCCGAGGGAGGCGCTAGGAAGCGCTCGTTTTGCGCTCGGATGCAAGGGGTTGTCGATAACGCGAAAGGGCCTGCAGAACGCGCTAAGGCCTCTTTGCGGCGCTGGAAATGCTAAGGGGTAGAGATGACCACATCGGGCACTGTAGGCGATACCGTTATCACGACGCAAAGCCTGATCGATCATGGCGCTCGTCGGTGCGGTAAGTTTGCCGAAACGCTGACAGTCGAGCAGGTCAACGCCTCCAAGCAAAACCTTTATTACCTGCTGTCAAACCTCGCCAACCGCGGGATTCAGTTTTGGTGCGTCGAGCAGA